AATATAGTCCAAACGATATGATGATTGTTGTGTGTATGTAAATAATTTATATAACCAAAGATAATCTAAACAAGATACACCAGCAATCTTATATTTGTTTTTATGTTCTGAATAGAACACCTCTCCGATTGGTGACAAAGTATTTGCAAATTGATAACCAAGAACTTTTGTAGTTCGATTGTATAAATATGGAATATCAAATCCATCAATGTTCCAACCACTTAATATAGTTGGATTGATTTCAAGATATTTCTGATAAAACCTTTGTAGTAATTCTTCTTCTGATTGAAATGATTCTACGACATCTGTGTTTGGTACATTACCCAACACATAACAAGAATATTTATCAGCTACTTTATCATACAAAGCAATTGCTGTTATCTTGTTATCAGCTCTTTTTGGGTCAGGAAATCCATCTTTGACTTCAACCTCAATGTCAAAGTAAACTTCTCTATGACCTTCTGATACATCATCTGAATCTGGATACATATCAACAAGAGTTCTTGTTTCTATTGGTATATCCGATTCAAATACTTTACCATTTTTGATATCTTCACCAGTCCAAAAGTTTACCTTTTTCAACTTATCACCATAGAGAGAACGATATGTTCCACTCTGTGATTTTAAATAAGCGTATGGCTTATATTGAAATTTAGAGTAACCTGTTTTATCATCCCAAAGATGAACTTCACTACTTGTCTTTGTTCGTTTTACATATATGTTTTGATACATATCTTAATTTATAACCTTTTTAACTTTTAAACAAGCTTTTTTTTAAGAACCAAATACTTTTTTCTTTCCACCATCATATTCGTAAGCGTGACCATTTTCTTTCAGTAATTCATTTACTGATTTCTCTTCACCCTTAATAAATAACTCACCAAGAACTCTGCCATATTTTCCTCTACCATGTGATATGATTGAGAATTTCCCATCGTCTGAATTTTCTAAAAGGTTTTTTACAAAATCTTTTGCTGCTAAACCTTTTTTCTTTTCTTCAAGATTACGAGTTCTTGATTCCCAAGTATCTACACCATAGAATCTGATTCGGCTTTTTATCCATACATCAAACCCCAAATCAATGAGAGCGTCACATGTGTCACCATCAACCACTCTGACTAACTTACAACTATAACCATGTTTTTTAACTTGTTTACCCATTACTCTTCTCCTCATCAGTTCCTTCTTTAAACCGTTCTCTGTAATATCCTCTTTTCTTTGTAGCGTTCCATGTTGTTCGTCTTTCTGTCATCGCTATAATTTTACTAATCCACATAATACCACCAATTAATTCAAGATATACACTATCTAACTCTACACCTGCCAAGAATACAAAGAAACATATTATTGTATTTAAAGTCATTCTTGTTAATTCTAAATATAACGCTCTCATTTAAATCCCCTATATCAATCCATGTGCTTTCATAGCCGCAACCATACGGGTTACACCGATTCCACCACCATATCTTTCAAACATATCAAGTGATAAGTATTCTTCTAATTCATCTTCAACCCTTTTCTTACCAAAGTGGTTGTAAAGTAAATTAGCATATTCACCATCTGAAATATTATGAAATTGTTCTCTCATCTCATACACATCTGTAGCTCTTTCAGCAGAACCAATTGTTTCCATTCCATGCATGATAACATCAACCTTGTTATAGATACCATCACCTGCATGTTTCATATTCCAAAATGGATGTGTTCTTAATGGAAAATGTGTTAAGAAAGTACAAGGTGTATAATCTTTACACAAAGCCTCTTCTTCATCATAATCTAATTCAGACACTCCATATTTATCAGATGCATCATCGTATGTTATTTTAGTATGGTTATTACCAAAACCTAAATGTTCTAATAATTCCTCTTCTAATTTAATCATATCATCTACATCACCATGTGATTCAAACTCAAACATTGGGAATATCTTATCGTGTCTTCCAGCTACAGGATTAGGTTCATTTCTGTAACTTGTTGTTACACAAAACACACCTTCTGCTTTTGGGTTATCTAATAAATCTCTTTCTAACCACATTTGTCCTGTCTGTGGTAATGGCCAATTTACCCCACTAAATATGTATTGTGAAATAGTAGCTGGGTCTTCACAAGCTGCTAAAATTGATTGTCTTGATTGAGCAGGAACTTCGATGAATCCCTTTTCTTCTTGAAAGAATTTTCTCATTCGTTTAACAGCTTCATTGTAATCGTACATATTTTTCATTTATTTTCTCCTATTTTGAAAAATTTTGTGACTTATTTAATTTACTTAATCTTTCCTTCACTTTTAATTCAGGAAAGTTCTTTTCTAACCATTGTACTGATTGTGAAAATGTAGTTCCAAGAACTTCATTCACTACCAATATTACATCTAAAATATTTATAACACCATCTTGATTCATATCTGATGTTATTGATTGTTCTTCACTTGGTTCTTCACTGCCCAATATAAAACTGACCACAACAACAACATCTAAAACATTTAATGTTCCATCAAAATTGACATCACCATATAAATCTGGAATAAATTCTGTTTCTGGTTCACCTATATATCCAAAGAACCAACTTAATCTACTATGTATTTTTGAGTACACACCTGGGTACTGTGCCTCAGCTCAACCATATCCCCAACTAACTATTCCGATTAACTCATATTCCCCATCATCATTAGTCATAATCAATGGACCACCACTATCTCCTTGACAAGAATCATAACCACCACCTGAATAACCAGCACATACCATATTGTTTGTTATATCTGAATTGGAGTAACTACCACAACTATCGTCAATCGGTACATCAACCTCTAATAATATATTTGAACTTGAACCACCAGATGATGTAGCTCCCCAACCCATTGTTGTTGACATTACAGGTTCTTCATCGTGGTCTGTATCTGTACATAATTGTATAGGTTCAAAATCTGTAATAGGTGATGATAATCTTAAAAGTGCGTAATCATTATTTAATGAATTACTACTATAATTAGGATGAACTATAATCTGGTCTACACCCCTTGTTTGACTTCCTGTTGTTCCATTGACATTATGTAATCCAATCACCACACTTAAATTACCTGGTGATTCACCTTGAACACAATGTGCGGCTGTGATTACCCAATCTTCTCTTACCAATGAACCACCACAAAAGTGTCCACCCCACCATCCACTTGATTGTAATGATACCATAAAATCGTATTTACAATTTGGACACGCTGGATTTACTTGTGTTCCACCAACTATAAATGGTTCTGGTAAATCACCTGGATTTATATTTGGTATCTCCATTGACATTGTTGTTGGTTCTGATTCGTTTTCATCACTATTTTGTGTAGGTAATATAGCGTCATCCTCACAACTAAATGATAATAATAATATTAATAATAATTTTTTCATTTATTTTCTCCCAAGCATCACATTAAAAACATATTGTTTTAATTAATCTCCATGCCACTAAATAAGGGTCACAATTAGCAGATGGTCTTCTATCTTCAAGATAACCTTTTCCATCTTTTGATACCTGCCACGGTACTCTTACTGAAGCTCCCCTATCCGACACACCCCATTGAAAAGTATTCATATCACAAGTTTCATGTAGACCTGTAAGTCTTCTATTATTTCCATCTCCATATATTTGAATGTGTTCATAATGTTTTTGTTCTAATTTTTGAATAGCTTTATGAATAATCAAATCACCATCTTTTTCTCTCATAGCTTTTGTAGAAAAGTTAGCATGACAACCAGCACCATTCCAATCACCTTCAATTGGTTTTGGGTCAAGACTTACTACTCTGTGTTTCTTTAGACATATCTTTTCTAACAACCAACGAGCAACCCACAAATCATCTGTTACTTTATATGTGTCTTTACCAAATATTTGATATTCCCATTGACCTAACATCACTTCAGAATTGATACCAGTTATACCTATACCAGCTTTTATACAAACATCCATATGAGTTCTCGCTATATGTTCACCTTTATTTCTTCCACAATAGTAATCACCCTGTGGTGGTGGTTGTGTACCATCTTTTGGCCAACCTACAGGAACCAATCCGTTATCACCTTTTTTGAATAGTGTATATTCTTGCTCAAATCCAAACCAAGGTTCATTATCCTTATCACCACCATTGATTAATTCATACAATTTCCATCGTGTGTTTGTTTCATGTGGTGTGTCGTCTGTATTCCATACCTCACACATTACTAAATGTGAATTTTCTTCTAATGGATTTTCATATATTCTTACTGGTTTTAAAACACAATCAGAATTTTCACCTTCTGCTTGATTTGTTGAAGAACCATCAAACCCCCATACAGGACAATTTGAAACTGAACCATCCCATTCTTTATTTTGTAAAACTTTTGTTTTACTTCTTAATTGTGGTGTGGGTTTTGTACCATCAATCCATATGTATTCTAATTTAATCATTTTTCTTCTCCATCAATTAACCAGGATGATGATTGAATTTTTCCACCACCGATTCCCCATAACATTTCAATTCCAAGTTTTTCACATACAGGAATTTCTGGAATGTTTTCCTTTGTTCTATCACCACCATTAGCAAAGTATAATTTATATTCATTCTCACCGGTTGGATTAGAATCTAAATAATCATAGTTAAACCCATTACCACTATATATGGTTCTAACTTGTTGTATTAAACCACAAGCAGTATCATCTGAATCATCAAACGCCAACACTTGATTGATATATTTAAATCCTTCAAGTATTTCTTTTCTCTCTTTAAATTCCATAAATGGTTTTCCTTTTTTACGAATTAACCACTCATCTGAATTTAATCCTACTACCACTTGATGTCCTAACCAAGATGCTTCTCTAAACATTCGTAGGTGTCCTTTATGAACAGGGTCAAAACCACCACTCAATATTATTACTGATTTTCTCCAGTCTTTATTCCAAGTTGTATTTTTCATTAAACTGTAACCCCCTCTTCATTTTGTTCTTCTTTTATTTGTTCAAAATCAATCTCACAAGTATCATTGTTACAGAATTTTTCAACCTCTGCTTCATTACCTTTTACTTGTCTAAATGATAAGAATGATAATTTCTCAACCATTTTCTCATATTCTTTATATGTAATTTCCTCATAAGGCATTTGTTTATAAGCACCTAATTCTAATTTAGGTAAAAATGAAATACCCTTCATCTGATATTGGAAATAGTTAAGTGCTGATGCTATTTGACTACCTTCAGTTTCAGGGTCAAATGTAACTGTACAACTTACTTGATTATCAGCCCAATACTTTTGCATAAAAGCTGCTAAACTCATTTGTTCCCACATTGAAACTTGATTTAATGTTCTTACACCCTCACCCACATCAACAGGAACTTCTACCACTACCGTACTATCTTCACTACCGAAAGCAGGTTCTATTGTATATCCCGCTTTTTCCAAAGGTTTAATCAAAGGTGAGTTTATTGATAACCTGATTCTCCTTATGTAAAACCTACTTTCTGGATAGTGAAGGCCTGGGGTAGCACCCGC